ATCAAAAATGAGCCGAAAGCCCCGGAAAATGAGCCTCTTAATGAAACCAAAACCGGGCAGCTCACGTTTTTCTGAAACCATGGAGGAAAATAAATCATGGCAGAGATCACGAACATTGCGTGCAGGAGACTGCATCCGCACCCTGATAACCCCCGCAAGGAACTGGGGGATTTGACGGAACTTGCCGCCAGCATCAAAGAGAACGGCATCTTCCAGAACCTGACCGTTATCCCCGGCCACTACCTCAACAGCCGGGAGTACATTGCGAAGTGCGTTGACGAGGGCGGGGATGCCGCAGCAGCAGCGGCAGCATGGACACCCAAGGCTGTGTGGTCCAGCGATGACTACACCATCATCATCGGGCATCGCCGGGCCGCGGCCGCACAACAGGCAGGATTGTTTGAAGTGCCCTGCGTAGTCGTGGAAATGGACGAAAGGGAACAGCTGCAAACCATGATGATTGAGAACATGCAGCGTAGTGACTTGACTACCTATGAGCAGGCGCAGGGCTTCCAGCTGATGCTGGATCTGGGCGACACGGTAGAGCAGGTGGCATCCAAGTCTGGCTTCTCCCAGTCCACCATCCGCCGCAGGGTGAAGCTCCTTTCTCTTGACCGGGATGCGTTCCGCCGGGCAGAACTTCGCGGCGCCACTCTTTCGGACTACGCAGAGCTGGATAAGATTGAGAGCGTTGAGGACAAAAATAAGGCGCTGGAAGCTCTTGGCACTCAGAACTTCCGCCGGGTGATGCAGGAAGTTCTGGAAAATCAGAAGTGGGAACACCGCAAGGCTGAATGGATTGCAGACCTCAAGAAATTTGCAATCGAAGACCCGAATGCTACTTATCAGACCCACGAACACGTTACCGGGTACAGCAAGTGGAACATCACCAAAGATGTTGTTGTGCCGGAAGATGCAGATCATGTCCAGTATTTCTACAAGGTGAGTAGTGGGCAGATTGATTTGTACAAGACCCGTGATGTGGCCGCAGAGGATGCCGAAAAGGCAAAGCGGGATGCCGCCCGCGAGGAAGAACGCATGATTGGGGAAAGTTTCCACAACATAACGGAACTTATGTTCAACCTCCGCCGTGAATTCGTGGTGGAACTGGCTCCTACCGACTGCAAAAAGGGCTTCTCGGCCATTGCTCGCTACATGTCCTGTGCCGCAGACGATAATTTTGATTTAGACCTGACGCTGATTGGAAACATCCTCGGTGTGGAGCTGTCTCAGGAATTTGTGGACAGTTCCGGCAAGGACTGGTACAAAATTCTGGATGAAGATGGGGTCTACGGCACGATGCCGGAAAAGGTGCTGCTGGCGCTTGCCTATTCTTCGATGGACAGCAGCTATTGCGGTTACTGGAGTAAGGACTGGAATGTTGAGCGCCAGAAATATGTGTACTCTTATCGGGAAAATCCGACACTGGATGCCACCTATGAAATGCTGACGGCGCTGGGGTATGAGATCAGCGACGATGAGCAGGCATTGAGGGACGGCACCCACAAGATTTTCCGGGAGTACGGCCCTGATGAAAAGAAGCGGTCGGAGTGCGACTACTGCAAGGCGGCACACCCGAACTGTGATAAGTGCTGCAAAGCCTGTGATGAACCTTGCAATGCCGTTCAGGCTTGCAGGAAAGACGAAGAAAGGACTGAAAACGATGAATGAGAAAACTATGGGGGCTATCCCTGTTTCTGCACTGGAGCGTCTGGAGCAGAGCGCTGTGAAGCTGAGCCTGATTACTTTTTGCCTGCGCCACGAGGAACTCAAGGCCGCCCCGGATGCGGCAGAAATCCACAGCATCAAGTCTGACCTGAGCCGGGCATTGCAGGAAGTCAGCGCCAATGCTGCCGCCTGCGCGCTGAGCGGCGGCATCCCGGAAAAGGCAAAGGCAAGCCCCCCTGCGGGGGCAGAGCCTAAGCGTGTCCAGCGGAAAGAAATCCACAAGGGCACGGCCTACGGTGTCCTGCGCCTGCGTTGCCCGAAATGCGGCGACGTATTTGGCCGCTTCCTGCGGGAACCCAGCGCCAGCGTGACCTGCCGCTGCGGCGGGGAAGTTCAGCTGGACAACCTGACACGGTATGAGTTCACCTGCCCCTGCTGTGACTTTGAAGCCCACGGCCGCACCAATCTGGAAGACCCCGAAATCACGGTGCCCTGCAAGTGCGGCAACCCGGTCACGATGAAGTGGGACCGCAACAAGCGTATGTACCATGAATGAGGGCGGAAGCAATGACACTTGTGGGTGCCGCTGCTGGAGCCGCCGGAGGAAGAAAAGCAATGAAAGAAAAAACCATCACAGTTTCGCATGAAGTGTCACCGGAATATGGAAAATGCAGTTTCGGTGGGGACTTTTGGGGAGAAGAAGTGTGCAAGTACCATGCAATTCGTACCCAGACACACGGAAATAAGGCACAGCCGGAATATAGAAAACCTAAGTGCCTGTTATTCAACTGCTGGCTTGATGAACCGTACAAAAAGTGCGAGATGTGCCGCAAGGCGTGCGCGGAGGTGGACAGGAAGTGAAAGAAGCAATCCGTGCTCGATGCCCTTTGTGCGGCGGGGAAATTATAGTTTCCGAGTATTATCAGACATCACGAGATTACAAAGTTCTGATGAACGGGAAACTGTCCAAACGGTACATCGTCACCGATGCCGGTCCCATAAATTCGATGACAGCATCATGCGGCAGTTTTTGCGGCGCATACTGGGAGCATGAGGAGTTTGACATTTCCGAGGACGGAATGTTTTACGATAAAAAATATTTGGAAGAAGAGGTGAGCACATGAAAGCAGTCCTTATCAGCATCAAGCCCAAGTGGTGTGACCTGATCCGGCGGGGGCGCAAGACGGTTGAGGTCCGCAAGACCTGCCCGAAGCTGGAAGTGCCGTTCAAGGTTTATATCTATGAGACCATGGATGGCGGTCGTGGGAGCGGCCTTGTTTTCGGTGAGTTCGTCTGCATCGGATTTGATGTGTTCAGGCCGATCGGCAAGGGCATCAGCATCAAGCGCTTCCCTGCATTGTATGAAAGCTGCCTGACCCTTGATGAAATCGTAAAGTATGCGCAGGGTGAGCCGGTATACGGCTGGCAGATCTCTCAGCTGAAGCTCTACGAGGAGCCGCTCAAGCTGGAGGACTTTTCCCGCCACGGTTTCTGTGGCATGAACGGGACTGGTGTTTGCGGCAATGCAGACTGCGAGAACTATCAACCGTCTGGCAACTATATGGAGCCGCCCACCTGTGCAGTCAATGGCTGCACCCTGTATGAAGCGCCGCAGAGCTGGTGCTATGTGGAGGAAAGGAGGGATTCGGAATGAAGTGGATTCAGATTACCGATGTCATAAAGTGGATTGCTGTGTGCGTTGCAATCTCCATTTCTGTTTATGTGACAAGGGATGGAAGATACCTCTGGTTTCTTCTCATCCCTGCATTCCTGATTTAAGTGGGGTGATGGCAATATGAGAGATTGTTCTATATGCAAGGCGAGGGCGTACTGCTGGGAAGCAGTTGAACCCGGCTCCATCATGTGCGGCATCAACCTGATGCAGCATGGTGGGACGAAAAGTGAACCCGAAACGCCGCGGTCGATAAGCGTGAAGCTGAGTCCGACCTTTTGCGCATACTGCGGTAAGCCGCTGAAAATTGTTGGGACAGAGCGCTTCTGCAACAACGTCCAGTGCTTCAACCGCTTTCAGAATGTATAAAGGGGGATGCCTGATGTCAAATTTTCAAAAAGATGTCCAGCTCCTCACTGATTTGCAGGAGCTGATCTCCGATGCAGAGCGCACCGCCAATATGCCGGGGTATGCGGGGGCTGTGTTCAATGCAATCTCCCCGGCGCTGAAAGCGGCCATGCCGGCAGCACAGAAGAAAGCCCGGCGGCAGATCGATGTGCTGACCCGCGCCAAAAAACGACTGATGGAGCTGATGGAGGAACCGCAGAAATGACCAACGGTGACTTTATCCGCTCCATGTCGGATGCAGACATCCGGGAGAACTTCACCCAGTTGCTCTGTGAATTCGTCCAGCGGAAGCAGACGAGCCGTTGTAGAAGCAGGGAACATTGCTTCCACTGCATCAAGGACTGGCTGAAAGAAGAAAGCGTGGCGCTTAGGAGGGCCGATGATGACACTGAATGAGATTCGCAAGCTCCGGGGGATGACCCTCAGCGAGTTTAGCCGGCAGTCAGGACTGTCCCCGCATACTGCGCGGAACCTGATGGGCTACAGGGAACTCTACGGAAATCCTCGGATGGACACGATGGTGGATGCGGCGCGGGCGCTGAATGCGGTCGTGACAATCACCCCCAAGGGCGTGACGATTCGCGCCAGAAAGGAAAGCGCATGACTCCTATTCCATTCCGTGAGCAGAACATCACCTATAACCCGCCGGAGGGCATGGAAGACAAGTGCGAAGCGCTTCCAGCTTTCCGGGGAGAGGGACAGGTGATCTCCTGCTGGCATCTTACATTATGGGAGCGCATCAAGCTCCTGCTGACCGGGCGGCTGTGGTTCTCGGTGATCGGCAATGGACAGCCGCCTATCTGGCTGGGCGTGGATTGCCCGTTCATCCGTAAATAATCCGACTGCAAGACCTGTATTTTTGCCGTAAAATGTGCTAAAATAATTGGGTAGCACCTCTACAAATTGGAGGCCGCGCACATATTACTGGAGGTCAGGTATGACGGTGCAAGAGCTGTCCAGATACTTAACGCTTCGCAAGCAGATTGATGAGGACAAAGAAATCTACGAGAACATGTGCCAGAAGATGGGGCCAGCATCCCCGTCACTGTCAGGAATGCCCCATACTCCCGGTGTTCGTGACAAGGTTGGTGATCTGGCCGCAGACCTGGCAGATTTGGATGCCGGCATCAAAGAGCTTGAAGCCGAAGCCGAGAGGGTGCTTCCAGCAATAGAAGAATTCTGCGTGTCGATTTCAGACCCGCGGATGCGCCTGATTTTCAGGCTCCGTTTCGTGCGGTGTCGCTCATGGGCAGAGATCGCAGGAACACTCGGACGGTACTATACCGAAGCCGGAGTGTGCAAGATGGCATATAATTACCTCAAAAAGATAGCCTGAACCAAATTCAAAAGGCCGCTGCTTCAGTGTGAAAATGCTGATTCAGCGGCTTTTTCTTTTGCTTGCATGCCACGGGTGGAAAGCGTAGTTTGTCAGATGACTTCCAATGGCTTCTGATGGGTTCCAATGACTTCCAATCGGTACGAATGCTTTCCAATGCTTTCTGATGACGCAAGGCGCAAGGCATGGTATTATTATGCTACAAAATCCTAAACAAAGCCGGGCGGTGCAGATCATCTGATGTGCGCCGCCATTTTTATGGGAAGGAGGATTTTTCGCCCCGCGTTGCTCCTTTGCGCGGGAAATCGTGCTTCCAGTCATCCCCGGTTCGCCGCTGGGGCTGTCTGAAAGCAGGTCATTATAAGGAGCAATTCATGGAAATCAGAAAAGTACCTATCAGCCTGCTCAATGCAGCACCCTACAATCCGAGAAAGGATTTGCAGCCCGGCGACCCGGAATATCAGAAGATTGCCCGGTCAATCGAAAAGTACGGCTGTGTTGAGCCTATCATCTGGAATGAGAAGACTGGCAACGTGATTGGTGGTCACCAGCGCTTGAAAGTGCTGGCGGCGACCGGCGCGGTAGAAGTGGATGTCAGTGTGGTGCAGCTGTCCCTTGAGGACGAAAAGGCCCTGAATTTGGCGCTGAACAAAATCAGCGGCCAGTGGGACAATGAAAAGCTGTCTGCCGTCCTGCAGGATCTTTCTGCCGGCTTTGATGTTGAGGTGACAGGTTTCGACCAGCATGAGGTTGACGCACTGGTTGCATCTTTCGCAGAGAGCGGCCACGAGTACGAGCTTCCCGGCTCTGAACCCTATATCAATAATTTCTTTGATTCTGGGGTTCAGGCAAAGCCCAAGTCCGAGGAACCCGCCGCCGCCCCTGCACCGGAAGTCCCGGCGCAGGATGCAGGGGTGCAGCCCAGCGTTGCACCCGCATCCGATGAGGTGCAGACAGCCCAGCCCGGTGGAAAAAAGACCGTCATTGTGCCTAACCTGTCTGAACAGGACGCAACCACCCTCGTGGACGTTCTCAAGGACATGGGCTTTGCGTACCGTCTGGAGGATGCGGCATGACACAGTATGTGATATGCGCACTTCAGATGGAGGGCTTTCACTGCTGGCCGGAGG